TTTTTGTTAGTTACATGGTCACTAACGCTTTTATTGTATCTGGAGTATTGAGACACTGGAATGATGTACCAAGTGAATTACATGAAACCAAAGAAGAAAGGTTATGCAAAACAAACAGCAACCTTTCTAAAAATTGAAGATGCTGTATTCTGGGAAGAGCATGTAAAGAAAAATTTGAACGCAGTGGACACTACGATTACTGTCCACTAATTTGACACAGACCACCTTTCTCATGTATATTAATAAAGTCAAACAAATCTCTGACATGGATCCCTGCACTATTGCACTTGAAACTGACAAACAATTCATGGACATTCATGATTGTTGGATGAATGATGAAACTATTGAAGAGTTTTTGCGCGAGGAAGAAATGAATGTTATGTGTGATGAAATGAACCAAACTCAATTCACTGTTTGATATGCGATCTGCTGAAATTCTCAATGAGATGCGCGAACTGCGCGAAGAATGGAGGAAACAATCATTTTTGTTTTCTATTGAACAACAGAAAAGGTATGACCACTTGCTTGACATGCGCCGTAGCAGGGTTAAGTATTTTCATGACAACGATTTAGTCTCTAAAGGTGGACTCAGGAAAAAAGAACCTGCACCACAAGAAGAGTCAGACGATTGATTAACTGGCACAGGGACATCTCTACGGTGTCTCTGTGCCTTTATACTATATGAATCAGCAGCACACTATGTTTACCCTCCGCCCCCACCAGCACCGCGCTTGTGACGCCATGCTGCGCCACGAGAAGGGCACTGTTATCATCCCTACGGGTGGTGGTAAAACAATGTGCATGATTCAAGATACATTGACAACTTTTGCTGACAATGTTGATTGTACTGTTGTAGTTGTTGCCCCTCGTATTTTGCTGGCAGAACAACTTTGCAGCGAATTTCTTGAGCACATCAGTGCTAGTGTTCTGCATGTTCACAGTGGTGAGACACATCACTTCAGCACAACTAAAGCAAAGCAGATCAAACTTTGGGATAAGTTTGTTCGTGGAAAAAAACTTATCTTCACCACATACAACAGTCTGCAAAAGATTGTAGACAGTGAGATTGCTGTAAACACTGCATACTTTGATGAAGCGCACAACAGTGTGAAGCGCAACTTTTTTGCTCCGACTGAAGTTGTATCGCAGTCAGATGCACGGACATTCTTCTTTACTGCCACACCAAAATACAGCAGCACTGTATTCAAACCAGGCATGAATATGCCTGAGATCTATGGTCAAACCATCTGCAATGTGCCTGCTCCTGAGTTGGTTGATGGTGGTTACATTCTCCCTCCCAAAGTTGTAGTCAAGAAGATGGAGATGGCAGAGAAAGGTATCAACTATGATCGCGATGCAAACTATATGCTCAGTTGCATTGATGATGAGAATGTTGATAAGATCTTGATTGCCGCTCGCACTACTAAACAGATCATTGGTTTGGTATCACAAACTGACTTTTGTGTTGAGTTGTATCAGCGAGGATATTCTTGGATGATGATCACATCCAAGACTGGCGCAATCATTGATGGTAACAAAGTTGACAGGGAGACATTCTTTGAGACTTTGAATACCTGGGGCAAGACAAAAGGCAAGCGGTTTGTTGTTATCCATCACTCTATCCTTTCTGAGGGCATTAATGTCAAAGGATTGGAAGCAGTTCTCTTCATGAGAAACATGGATTACATTGGCATTAGTCAAACTATTGGACGTGTGATTCGCCTTGGTGATGCAGACAAAAAGTTTGGTCTAGTTTGTGTTCCTGTCTATGACAATGTTGGTATTACTACCTCAAGAAAAGTACAGGCAGTTGTTGATACAGTATTCAATCAAGGTCAACCCGCTATTTCTACCATCAAACGCTAATCCTATGCTTAATTTCAAAACTTTTGAACTGGATTGTTTAGCACATCTTATTCCAAATCTTGTACAATATACTGATAACAACTTGCGTTTTCCTAAAGCAGGAGAATTGATTGAAATTGCATATGAAGTTTATAGTAATGGACAACTGAAAAGAGTTAATTTACCTGGTGTGGATCTTGTCAGTTCCGATGGTGTAACTTACGAATCAAAAGTAACACAATTCAAGAACAAATCTCAGATGGCAGTGAGAGGTGTAATTTTGAAAAATAGGAGAGAATCAAAAAATTATCAAGACAAGTTAGCGGATTATTTTATTATTACTGACGTTAAAAAGGGCACAGCATGTTGTATTTCATCATCTAAACTCTATAATTTCAAAGATAATGGTGCAACACTTACTGCACATGCTGATCCTACTATTGATGACTTTTTCCTGACTGGTTGTAAATCAAAAGATGAAAGTTCTGATGATTATTTTACGGATGCAGAAAAGTTTGATTATGAATACATCAAAAGTTTTCGTAAGTGACAGTGGACAGTCACAGAACTGGTTGGGATGCTTGACAGCATCCCTTTTTGATGCAATAATAATAAGGTAGTAATTCAGGAGGTAGGTCATGCTTAACGCTGACGCTTTCGTAAATACTCAGACTTTCACTGAGATCACCGCTGACAAAGCGAAGTGCCCTTACACTCACTCTCCCTTCAAAGTATTGAAGGACATGTCTTCTAAGAAGAAAGGCAAATTCTTCGAGCGTATGTATGAAGAGTACATGTCTGGTCAAGGATTCAAGGTTGAAAAACCTGAAAATTCTGATCACGATCGTAAGGTAAATACCCGCAAAAAAGAGATCAAAGGATCTTTTCTTTGGGGTGATGGCACTCACTTCCGCTGGCAACAGATTCGCCCTGATCAGGATTACGATGATGTTGTATTCATTGCTGTGTATCCTGACCGAGTGGAGTTTTACGAAGCAGAAAAAGCAACTGTTCGTGAAGCAGTAGAAGTTCAGGATGAAAAAGGCAACTGGATCTACAATCAGCACGGTGGGAAACGTGTGAAGTCTGGGACTTACTTCCTGGATGGATTTCCCTCCGATTTTGCATGGTTGAAAGCAGTGTAACTCAATCTGATTGTTTAGAATACTTATCAACACTTGATGATGATTCGGTGGATCTAGTTGTTACTGATCCACCTTATTTCATTGGATTTGATGGTGGCAAGGGATGGGATTCGCAATGGAAAACAGAACTTGACTATTTGCAATGGTGTGAACAATGGACAAATGAATGTGTTCGTGTACTTAAACCGAATCGAATGTTTATTGTCTGGGGCACATTGAAGACTGAGACATTCTTGAAATATAAATTAGAAACTAGCGCAACACATTATAAGACTTTGACTCCACAGAATGAAATCATCTGGGGATATAATTGGGGAGGACGCAGTAAGACTAACTTTGCCCGCAAACATGAGTATGCATGGTGTTGGTCTAAGGGCAAAGATTTTCTCTTCAATGATAAAGAAATTAGAGTAGAGCGCAAACTGAAGAAGAACATTAGAACAGGAAAAGATTACACAGAGGGAACAATCCCAACCTGTATTTGGGAAAAGAATAATCACACTACATCAAAAGATTATTGTGGTTGGCATCCTACTACCAAGAATCTGGAAGTAATGGAAAGAATTGTTCGTGCATATACTCTTGAAGGTGATACTGTCCTAGACATCTTTATGGGTTCTGGATCTACCGCTATCGCAGCAAAACGATCTGGTCGCAGATACATTGGTTGCGAAAGAGATGAAGAATACTATAACAAATTACACGAAAGAATCGTATCAGAAACAAATGTGCTTGACTTTATCAAGTAATCTGTTATAATATAAATGTCCGCACAATTAGCGGGCGACAACAACTACCAAGTACAATTAACGAGGTAATCAATGTATCAAACAATCGCACAGATTGCTGCTGACCCAAAAGTCACGCGGCAAGCACAGAAATTTATCATTAAAGGCGCATATGGTAAGAAATTGCGCTATGTAGAATATGATGATGTAAGTAATATTAAGGTATCTCTTCAATATCAGCGAGATTTTAGTCCTGCTGCTATCAAAGAATTTTCACAATTAAATCGTATGCTTATGGTGCCAGGTGTCATCGCACGTCGTCCATCTTCTCTTGGTGAACAGGGTGGAGATTGGTGTGTTGATGGACAACACAAGGGAGTATTTTTTCAACTGGCGGAAGCAAAAGAATCAGGTGAAAAATATTCAGCAATGCTATTAGAGCATGATGAT